ACTGAATCAAAGAACTGCGACGAGTGCCAGGAAGCCAGCTTGCACCGAATCCCAAGAACTGGCGAACGCATCCAGCGGCACAGCTTGACGCCCTTCGTGGGGTGCTGGCCGAAGTTGGATTCGCGGGGGCTCACTTGGCCCGTGAACTCGCAGACGGTTCGCTTCAGTTGATCGACGGCCATGCGAGGGCGGAGATCGTGGGGGATGCGGTGGTTCCCGTTTTGGTGACCGATCTCAGTGAGCAGGAGGCGGACAAGATCCTCGCGACGTTCGACCCGATTGGGGCGATGGCAGGGGCAGACGGTGCGAAGTTGGAGGAGTTGTTGCGAGACGTCAATACAGGCAACGAAGCATTGGCGACGATGCTGGCGGACTTGGCGAAGGAATCCGGGCTTTGCCTTTCCGAATTCCAGCCTGTTGGCATTGAGGAACAGCAAAGGCTAGACGAAAAAACCAAGACAAAATGTCCAGAGTGCGGGCATGAATTCTAAACCATTGTTGAAATTGGATTGGTGCTCGCATGAAGCGGCGAAGTTTGCCGTGGAGCATTGGCACTATTCGAAAACAATGCCTGTTTCAAAGTCTGCAAAGATTGGAGTTTGGGAGGATGGAAAGTTCATCGGCACAGTGATTTATGCACTTGGTGCAAATCCTCATTTGGGTTCGCCATACGGCCTGAAGCAATTCGAGGCCGCGGAACTTGTCAGGGTGGCACTAACGAAACACAAAACGCCAGTCAGCCGGATCTTGAGCATTGCACAGGCATTCATCAAACAGCAGTCACCAGGGCTGAGGCTTCTGGTTTCATACGCTGATACTGAGCAGGGGCATCATGGGGGAATTTATCAGGCTACAGGATGGATTTACAGAGGTACGACACCTGGCAAAGTGGATTTCATTTGCAACGGAAAGAAACTGCAACGCAGGGCATATACTGGAAAAAACTTCGGAAATGCGAAAATGCAACTTCCGCCGGGTACAAAGAAAGTGGCATCACCGCCCAAGCATTGCTACCTGATGCCACTCGATGACGCCATGCGTCAGCAGATCCTTCCACTTGCAAAACCATACCCCAAGCGCGTCCGAAGTGTTGATAGCGACACGCCCGCAGACCATGCGGGAATGGGCGGTGCGAACCCGACCCGGACGCTTTTTAATTTCGACAATGATAAAGAACACGCGAAAGGGTAACGATTGAAAACGCGTGCGACCAGAGTGAAGAAGGAAACCGTCGCGGAGGCCCTGGAGCGATCATCGGGGAAAGTCTACCTGGCGGCACGTTCCCTGAAGATCACGCCGAAGACGCTGTACAACTATCTCGACCGATGGGCGGACCTGAAGCAGCTCATTGAGGACAAGCGGAACGAGATCCTGGACATTGCCGAAACGGCATTGCACAAAGCGATTTTGAACGGCGAGGCCTGGGCGGTTTGTTTTTGTCTGAAGACCCAAGGGAAGGCCCGAGGCTACACGGAAAAGACAGAGACCGAGGGGACCCTAAGAACCGAGTCTGCGGTACAGGTCTACATCCCATCAAATGACCGTGATCAAACCACAACCGGGCCCGCAGGAGAAGTTCCTGGCGACGTCGGCTGACATCGCCATTTACGGCGGGGCAGCGGGCGGGGGGAAGACATGGGCGTTATTGACGGAGGCTTTGAGACACGTTCACAATCCCAATTTCGGGGCGGTGTTCCTTCGTCGAACGTTCAGCGAAATCACGATGGTCGGCGGGATGTGGGAAGAGGCCGACAAGCTTTACCCTTTGCTCGGAGCGGTGCCAAACCAAGGGAATATGTTCTGGCGTTTCCCTCGCGGTGCAAAGGTCCAGTTTCACCACATGCAACACGAAGAATCGAAGCAGCTTTTCCTCGGGGCACAGATCCCGCTTATCGGATTCGATCAGTTGGAGCGGTTCACAGAATCGCAGTTCTTCTACATGCTTTCCCGGAACCGTTCAACGTGCGGTGTAAGGCCCTATGTGCGGGCGACGGCGAACCCCGAGCCTGGGTGGCTTTCGAAGTTCTTGGAATGGTGGATCGATCAAGACACGGGTTTCCCCCGAACCGAGCGGGCGGGAAAGATTCGGTGGTTCACACGAGAAGCCGGCGTGGTGCGTTGGGCCGACAGGCCCGAGGATTTGACAGCCCTCACGCCTGGAACGCCTCCGAAGTCCGTGACGTTCATTCCTGCGAAGTTGTCGGACAACAAGGTTTTAGAGCGAGCCGACCCGGGTTATCGGGCCAATTTGCTGGCACTCCCGTGGATCGAGAAGAGCCGGCTTCTAGATGGGAACTGGAAGATTTCCAACGTCAAAGGCGAATGGCCCCCGGAATACTTTGGCGAGACTATCTGGTTCGAGGACTATCCGCAAAACATCATCACGCGAGTGGTGGCACTGGATCCCTCGAAGGGCAAGAACGCGAAGACGTCGGATTATTCGGCTTACGTTTCGCTCTCGATCGACCAGCAGGGCGGAGCGTGGGCCGAGGCGGACTTGGAACGCCGACCCGTCAAAAAGATCGTGGAGGACGGGTTCGAGTTGTTGACGCGGTTTCCTGCCCAAGCCCTCGGCGTGGAATCGGAGCAGTTTCAGGAATTGCTCTTGGACGAATTCAAACGCGTGGCGAAGGAGCGTGGGCGACTGGTCCCGTTGTGCGGCATTCGAACCCAGGGCGTCAGCAAGGACGTTCGGATTCGCAGGCTTGGGCCTTACCTCGCCCGCGGGGAGATCCGGTTCCGGGATACGCCAGGGACAAGGCTTTTGGTGGAACAGCTTCAGGCCTTTCCTAATTGCGATTTCGACGACGGACCCGACGGTTTAGAAATGGCGGTCCGCTTGGCGCGAGCGGTTCTTGAAGGGCACTTGGACGAGCAGGGCATCGATTACGTCAGGGGATGACATGGCAAGCAAAGAGCGAATTGAAGAAATGCGGGTGGAACTGCGAGCACGCCGACTTGAGAGGCAACTCAAGCAGGAAGAAACCGCCATCCGCATGATGGAAGGATTTCCCTTCGACGGCGAACGCGGCCGAGTGGTCGAACCTCGAGCAAGGGACGAAGGCGAGGACATTTCCTTAACCCCCCAAGAGATCCAAAAGGGGGCTCACGAGGCCTTTCGCACCGAGACCGAATTGTGGGAGATGCAGGCAATCGGCGAGTTGCTCGCCACGCGAAACAGCTACTGCATCGGCACACTGCGGGCCTTGACTAATTACGTGATGGGCTCGGGGTTTCGCTACGAGGTGGTAGCGAAGAACCCCGAAGACCCTATCGCGGTGGAACGCAAGAACGAGGGCCAGGCCGAAGCCGATCGGTTCATCGTCGAAAACCGTTGGGGCGAATGGGAGCGGGAAATCTTCCACCGAACGAGGCGGCACGGGGAAGCTTGGCTTCGCACGTTCGCGACGGAAGACGTTCTTCAAATTCGCTCGATCGAGCCTCGCATGATTTGCCAACCCGCGAACGTTATCGAGGGGCCGGAATGGGCTTTCGGTGTTCACTGCGACCCCGAAGACCAGCAGACCGTTTTGGGTTACAACGTCAGCTACAGCATGGACCCCGCGAAGGGCGACGAGATCCCAGCGAGCGAAATCCACCACTATAAGATCAACGTCGACAGGATCGTTCGCCGAGGTGTCAGCGACTTTTTCGCGGTGGCAGGAGAAGCCGATTCGATCAAGAAGCTTCTCAGGAACATGGCCCACGGTGCGAGCATGTTGGCCTGCATCGCCTGGATTGAGCAATTCAGTACGGCCACGAAAAGCGAAGTTTCAGACTTCGCGGACGCGGTCAAAAGCCATACGCAGCGTGATCCAAGGAACGCTCAATCGGTGCGGTACGAACGCATGCGGCCGGGGGCGGTGCCGAGGATTGGAGCGGGGAAGCAGTACGTTGCACCACCATTGGCGACGGCGAACACAATCAACTTTTTGGAGATCCATCGGGCAGGGCGCCAGGCCTTGCTTACGCGGTGGAACGCCCCGGAAAGCTTGTCCGGCGATGCCTCGAACGGGACGTTTTCAAGCTTGTCCGTTGCCGAGTCTCCTTTCGTGATCGGCGCCGAAGTGGAACAGGGGTTCTATCGAGACCGGAACAAAGAGGTAGTGGTCCGTGCGATCAACCACGGGATTGCCCGCGGGCGAGTCTCGGCTGACTTTTGGCGGTACTGCGACCTGAAGGTAGAGGGCCGAAAGCTCATCGTTCGGGATCCGCTCCAGCAAGCTCAAGTCAACGAGATCGAAGCCCGAAGCGGGGTTCTGAGCCCGCAGACTTGGGCAGCCGAAAACGAGCGGGACTGGAGTGTGGAAGCGGCCGAGATCAAGCGAGCCCAGCAAATGGGGATTGGCCCCCCAGCTGCGGTCCCGCCTGTACCTGGAGCGGCTCCGCCTGGCTCTCCCCCGTTTGCGTTCCCGGTCAAAGAAGGGAAGGGAGGGCCTCTTGACCCTTTCGAATTGTGGAAGCGGCTGGGCCTCTAGCGCTCGCCGACTCTCCCAAACGCCTGCTTGATCCCCTGCTAGAATCTGCCGTTTATCGAGGCGCGAAAGTCCTCGATAAGATCGGCCGTGCAGCCATCGAACGCCTACTCAAGGATGGGGCGGTTTCGCTTCACACAAATTCGGTGTTCACTGCCGAGGAACTTCAGGAGCTGGTTGACACGATCTTGGCCGGCGTCGGCACTGCCGAACTCCTCGGGCGGGCTCGCGTGCGGGTTCGGTTCGTGGACAAGATGCGCGAGCGTGGCGAAGACCCGCTCAATATGTTTCGCATTCGCGAGGACATTTCCCCGCAGCCCCCAGAGAAAGCCTTGGATTTCTTTTCGCGGTTGGTTCCTTCCCTCGGCACGGATCCAGGTCGGTTTGGCGACTCGCTCCGGCGGCGGGCGTTCACGATGGCCTCGGCCACGTCCAAGACAGTCCTCGATAAGGTCCAGCAGGTGATTCGGGATCGGCTCGCGACTGGCAAGGACTTCGGCAACGCCCCCAAAGAGATCGACGCGATTCTTGACGAGGCAGGAATCAGCCGGACCAATCCGCAATATTCGGAGATGGTTTTCCGGACGAACGTGATCGACAGCTACAACCAAGGGGCAGACGACGAACTTCGCTCGCCTGACATCCAAGAAACCTTCCCCGTCTGGATGTATTCGAACCCCTCGGACAGCCGATCCAGGCCGACCCACGCGGCGAAAGACGGGAAGTATTGGCCCTCGTCGGTGGAGTTCCTCGCGGTCCGTGGCACAGGCATTGAGGACGCGGCGAATTGCCGATGCACGATGATCCCCGTGGACAAGTGGGAATGGGAGCGGCTTCAGCAGTCCGGCGTGAAGACTGAAGTACCGATGCCCCCGCGGACTCCAGCGCAGGCGAAAGCCCAACTCCCTCAAGACCGAGACCAAGACCCGCTCCCCCTCCCGTCGATGTACGCGTTGGGATCCGGCAACAAATTCCGCTCGTCGGTCACGCAGTCCGTCAAGTCTCCGACCCTGACGCCAGAGCAGGCCCGGCGATACGAAACGGCAGCGAATTCCGTCGTCGACCAGATGCCCGAGGTGGTCCGAAAGCGACTGGACACCAACGCCGACAAAGTGCAGTTCTACCCGGATGCCAAGCAAATGGGCGTGGCGGCGATGAACGACACCTTGCGAGAAAATCCCGACCTGCCAGCGGCACAGCGGGAACAGATCGCGGCATTCCGGGACGAAGTGGCGAGAGGGGATTATGTGGTGGCTGGGGTGTACAGCCCGACCCGGAAACAGATCTACCTTGACGGGCCCTTGTCCGGTGACCTCTCCAGGCCTGCTTTGGTTGGCCCTTACGGGGGCGAAGTGGCCCACGAGCGTGAAGTTTACGCCCACGAATTCACCCACGCGCTGGATGGCCCCGACCTCGATATAAGCAGTTCCGACGATTGGCAATCTGTCTGGAAGAAGGAAATCCACGGCGATTTCATGTCTTATCGCCTGACCGAATACGGGGCGACGAACGCCACGGAAGGCTTCGCCGAGTTCGGGCGTTTGCTTTACGGGACCGATATCCCCTTGGACAAGATCGAACGGGACTTTCCCGAGGCCTCGAAGTTCTTCAAGGGCAGGGGATATTGGCCAACGCGGGCGACTGCGGTGCAGGGCGAGATCGAGGAAAAGTTCTCGGCAGATCTCCGAATCGACCTCGGCGGGAACGCTCACGCGGACGTCTTGCTCCCTCCGAGGCCTTCGGTGGAATCCACGGTCTCGGCCTTCAACGCGATTTCTGACGCTTCCTTGGGCGGCAGTTCGATGAGCTTCGCCGAGGCAGACGCCCAGATCTCGGGCATGCTCAAGGCCCATTCGCTTGCCGAGTTGAAGGAACTGGCAGCGAAAGTAAATCTGGCGGTCGAGAAGCCAACCAAGAAGTGGATTATCGAAAAGCTTCAAGACCGCGTGAGACACCAGAAAGCCATGTGGGAACGGATCCAGTTCAGGCCGGCGGAATTGCCAGGCGGACCGCTCCCGACCCCGGCGTCACGCCCGCAGGAGACCGGAACGCCTGTATTGACGGAAGCCGAAAAAACAGAAATCGAACGCGTGTTGGCACAATCCAAGGCAGAAGCCGAGGCAGCGTTGGCGGCACAGACGGCTCGGCTCGAGCAGATTGCCAAGGCCCCACGGACAAAGGCATCGGTCGACCAGAGCGTGACAGACTTCGCGGCTTTGTATGCAACGGTCGAATCCTCGGCAGTGACATTCCCGGTGATTTCCGAATTCGTCCTCGGCTTGGCAGGGCACACAATCCCCGAGCTGAAGGTTCTGGCGGCGAAGGTCGGAATCAACCTCCCCGACGTCAGCAGTAAGGTAGCGATTCTGGACACGATCGAGCGGAGGATGAGGGACCGAAAGGCGATGGCCGAGCGGGTTTCGTTCAGGCCTTTGGGGCCTGGACAGTGACCGGACAGCAGATAGGCCAGGTATTAAGGTCGAACTTTACACAGGAGTTTTGTAAATGACGAGAGAGATCCATTCCCACAAAGTCAACGGGCTTAATGAGGTTTTGAAGATTGAGGTGGTCGACGAGCCTGGAGCGGGTGGGGCGAACCACGTTTACGACGTGACGCCTACAGTTGGAAACGCCAGAGGGGTTCGAATCGAATTCCAGAACGGGCCGCTAAAGGAAACCCCGCCAAACGGTTTGAGCAATGAAGCGTTGCTTGCGATCGTCGAAGACCGCTTGATTGGTTTCCAGTCTGGGCAATTCGCTTGCCGAGAGAACGCCGTTGCTCTCACGAAGCTTCAAGAGACCATGATGTGGCTGCAAAAACGGACGCGTGATCGCATGGCCCGTGGAGTCGAAGGGACCAACACCAAGTAGTCCCTTGCTCGGCAACCTTGACAGTCAGAAAGCCCTTACCACTTGCAAAAAACTTGTCAAGACTTGCTGAAAGACCTTGCGGATTTTGTTAGGGGCTACCACACTAAATAATATCACGGAAGAATTGTTGCTCACGGATGGGCTCTTGAATGGCTGAAAAACTCCGAGTTCAGGAATTCGCAGCGTCAACGCCTTCGCGGGTAGACACCGAAAAGGGCGTGATTTACGGCGTCAAGTTTCTTGGCCGTCAATCCGCCCACGGTCGCGAATATCCTCCGGAGACTACTCAACGAGCTATCAAGCTTTTCGAAGGCCGTCCCTCCTACGCCAACCATCCCACAAAGCCAAACGAAGCTCGCGACGTCCGGACCCTTATCGGCTGGACTCGCAACCCCGAAGAACGCCCCGACGGTATTTACGGCGAGTTCCACTACCTCAAATCCGATCCCACAGCGGTGAAGGTAGCGGAAGCAGCCGAACGATACCCTAGCGTTCTCGGGTTCTCACAGGTTGCCGACGTCCAGGTTCAAAAGACGGGCCCCCGGCAGATTGTGGAATCGATCGACTACGTGGCCTCGGTGGATCTCGTCGCCGAGGGAGCAACGACCAAAGGAATTTTCGAAGGCATGCCCCAAGGGGATCAAATGAAGAAGACGTTCAAGCAATTCCTAAACGGGCTGTTCGGCAGCGATGCCAAGAAGCTCCGCGTTCTTGAGGCCGACGCGCCGGCCGACGTCATGGCAACCGAGATGCCGGTTGACGCCTCGGCCCCGGTGGAGTCCGCAGGGACTTCCGAGGACCAAGCCAAAGCGGCTTTCAAGTCCATGGTGATGGCCGTTTGGGACGATGCTTCCCTCTCGTGGCCTGACACCCTGAAGAAAATTAAGGAAATCGCAGCCACGCAGGAAAAGCTCCTCGAGAGTGGCGCGGTCGAAACGCCGACGGTTGAAGCCCCGGCAACCCCTGCCCCGGACACGGCGACGGAAGGCCGAATCCGCATGCTCGAACGCCGTCTCCAGATCCGCGAACTGTGCGACACGGAAGGCGTCCGGCCTGGCACGGTGCTAACCAAAGCCCTCGAAGGCGCCGGCAGCGAGTCCGAAATGAAGGCCTTGATTGCCGACTGGAAGCAGACCGCCGGCGGAGCACCCAAGCCCGCAGCCAAGCCAGTCTCGGCGGGCCGAGTGGCGGAGTCGAAAACGCCCGGCGTGAATGTCGAAACGATCACCGACGGGAAATCGCTCGCGGCGGCTTGCTTCAGCTAAGCCTGCCTGACGCGGTCCCGTTCTTTCTGACACTTTGCCTTTGACCTCAAGGATAGGGGAAACAACCATGGCCAACGTAGCACGCAGGCCGGTCGAATACGCGAACAAAGACATCGTTTCGATCTTCGATCATTTCACTTGGTTTGTGACGGCTCACCTTTGGACGTCCCTCGCGGCGGATGGCGGTGCCTCGGTCGCGGTGGGTGATGCTGCCTCGGGCGTGGTAGTCCTGACCTCGGGTGGCACGGACAACAACGAAGCTTGCATCCGAACTACCAACGAGCTTTTCCTTGGTGCAGCCGGGAAGCCCTTCAGCGGTGTGGCCAAAATCCAGTATTCCGAGGCAGCAACCGACGCGGCGAACGTGCTGGTGGGGTTTGTTTCGGCGTTGGCAGCCAACACGCTCGTCGACGACGGCGGCGGGGTTCGGACGAGCGGTTCGGTCTTCGCGGTGTTCAAGAAAGACGGTGAAACCGAATGGCGCCTCCACACTCGCAACGGATCGACCTACACCGAGGCCTTGAGTTCGACCACGGCCGGCGGGTCTGGTTACCAGGAAATCGAGATCTTCGTTGACGAGTATTCGACCACAGAATGCGTGGTGACTGCGAAGGTCAACGGGGATTGGCTCAAGTATGCGGTGAGTGCTGGCGAAGGCATCGCGGGCCAAGTGATTTCTCACCGAGTGGCTTACTCCAGCCTCACGGAAATGAACTTCGGCGTCTACGTGAAGTGCGGCACGAGTGCATCCCAGGTGGTGAACGTCGACCTGGCGGGCGCAGCCCAAAACGTGATCTAGTCTCGGCTCGAGGCGTTATCGGAATCTGACAATTTCCCGGCTTCGGCCGAAGAGGTGCAAATCATGGCTCGCGTGAATTATCAAAGCCTCATCAGGGTGTACGAGGCGAAAGGGGCAGAGCCCGCGAATCAGATGGTTCGCGAGGCTTTCCAAAACAAGCACGCCGACCCTCGGAACGTAGACTTCGGTGCGTTGTTTGCCGAGTGCTTCGGCTGGAACGATTTCCACACTTGCCGATCCACGGGCAAGATGGCTTCGGAAGTCATGGAAGCAGCCGGGGCAGTGGCCACGACGGCTTTCCAGGGGATCGCACAGCAAGCTATTACCGCGATGACCATGGACGCGTACGAGTCCCCAGAATTTGTCTTCACCCGGGCGATTCCTGAACGGCAAAGCCTGCACAGTTTCGAGAAAATTCCTGGGATTTCTGAAATCGGCGATGAAGTTTCGGAAGTGGCTGAAGGCGAATCCTACCCGCTCGCGGGTGTGACTGCCAGCTATATGCACATGCCCGAAACGAAGAAGCGTGGGTTCATGGTCTACATGACCCGTGAAGCCGTCTTTCAGGACAGAACGGGCTTGATCCAAACCCGGTGTGCGGGCGGTTCCAAGTCCATGGGCCAGAACCGCGAAAAGCGTGCGGTGGATTGTGTGATCGACGAGAACGGCGGGGCGAAATCGGCAGTCCTCGGCGGACACCGATACCACTTCCGAGGCAACTCGATCGCGACCTACGGCAACAGTTCCGGGAACCACGATTGGGATAACCTCCAGGCCTCGAATGCCCTGGTAGATCCAACGGACATTGACGCTGTGCTGCAACTGTTCAATGCGATGACTGACCCCGACACGGGGGAGCCGATTATCCTGATGGCTCGGCACCTGGTAGTAGCTCAAAGCCTGGAAATGGCCGCGAGAAATATCCGAGACATGACCAAGCGGGTGATTGCCTCCCCTGGATTCTCCACCACAGGGAACCCGATCCAAATGGAAGTTACAGGCAACGGCCTGCCTCCGCTTGAGATCCTGACTTCCCCTTATGTGGCTTCGCGGCTCGCCACCGATACCGACTGGTTTTTCGGCGACATCAGCCAGGCGTTCGAGTACATCCAGAATTGGGCGCCCCAAGTGATGCAACAGGGGGCCGGATCGCAGCTCGAATTCGAAAAAGACATCGTGTTGCAATACCGATTCTCGGAGTATGGCAACTACGGCACGAAGAACCCCCGCAAGATGGCCAAGGCCTCGGCCTAACGCAGGGCTGGATCAACGAACTACACAACTCCAGCCCCGAAAGCTGGAGTTTTCTTTCTTCTCACAGTTCAGGTGAAACGCCATGGCCAAAGACAAAAGCCAGGAAACGAAGGTTGACGACGTGCCCCCGGAACGCACGGCGCCGGCAGCCGAGATTCCCGCAGCCCCAACGCAGGGGATTTACACTCGGTGCTTTCTCGTGACCTATGCGGGCTCGATCTCTCGCGTGTTTGCAGATTCCCCACAACAGGCAATCGAGTTCCTCGCCAAGAAGAAATTCCCGGACTCCCCGCTCGAAGAATTCACGAAGCTATGCGTGGTGCGGGAGTCGCAATTCACGCCGGCAGCCACCGAGGCGGATAAGCCTTACGGTTGGCCTCGCTCGAAGTTCGGCAAGGTAGGCGCGGCCTAGACTGGCTCGCGTGTTCGACCATGGAAGGGGAACGGGGCAAGGACGCCCCTCACCTCTTTGGAGTAATCTCATGCTCTTCCGAATCCAGTACGGCGACAAGCCATCGAAAGAAGTTCGGGCCGATGCAGGCCTCAAGAGCCCCGAGGCAAATGCGATCCTTTCCCGCGAAATGGCGTGGGACCTTTACAAGGGACTGACAGGGGCACGGCGAAAGCCCGACGACACGCCCCCGACCATCGAGATCGTTCCGGAATCTGAAGATCCCGAACGCCAACCCAAAGCCCCTTCGGACGCCGACTAAATGGCTTGGACTGACGCTGAACTCGAATCCATGAAAACGGTGAGGGCCAATCTGGTCGCTCGCCTGTTGGAAGTTTCGGCAGTGGTTGGGCCAACGTATACGATCGGGAATCAGACGGTTGACAAAATCACCTACTTGTCTCAGCTTCGCGCCGAAATCTCCGCCCTTGACGGGGACATTGACAGCCAGGAAGACGAAGGCGATTCCTTCGAAATCCGCTCGCATGTTTGGGGGTGACCTGTGCCAGTTCTCAACACCTCCGAAGATTACAAATTCTTTGACGGCACCGAAACCATCACGCTTAAGCACATGACCCGAAGCGGGCAGCCAAGCGAGAGCGTGGACTATGTTCTCGTGCAACATCCCGCGGCCACGCTCGCAGGTGGCACGCTGAACGCCGAGGGGGACGAGATTGTCTTTCAGATCGCAGGAGCGGAGTTAACCAACCCCATCGACCTCCAAGACAGGATCACGCGAACTGACGGACTGAAGTATCGGGTTTCGAGGATCATCCCCAACGTCCAGTGTGGCATGTTCGAAGCCTCGGCCTATCGGGAGCGGTAAAAGTGGCTTTGCAAGTGGTCGACCTGAACGCGGCAATCACTTTCCTCGACAAGGCCCAAGCCGAAATCGATCAAGGTAACTTCGCGCCTGCCATGGCGAAGTGTTCCGTTGCTTTGGTTTCCTCAATCAAGATGAACTTCGCACGCGGGCAAGGCCCCGACGGCAAGCCATGGCCACGGCTGAAGCTTGCCAGGCCTCGAGGTGGAGACAAACCGCTCCGGGACAAAGGGGTCTTGATGGCCTCGGCGACGGCGACGGGTGCCCAGGGCAATGTGCAAACGATCACGCGAACTTCGCTGATTCAGGGAACCAATCTGGATTACGCCAAGGTGCACCAGGAAGGCATGACCATCGTCGGACGCCCAGCCCTGGCAATCCCTTTGACCAGGGAAGCCGGCTTGGCAGGCAGGCCCCGGAACTTCCCCAGGCGGGACAAGCTGGTTTTGATTTGGCCTCGAGGAAAATCAAGTGGGGCCTTGGTGGAGATGGTCGGCAAAGGGAAGCGGGCCCGGGCGTCGTTGGTCTGCTGGTTCGTCGCACAGGTGAGACACTTCCTTTTGGTGCGGAAAGTGACGATCCCCGCTCGGCCCTTTATCGGCTGGAATGACGGGCTTGCAAATACCTGCGGGCGAATTGTGGCGGATCACTTGGGGCTTAGATTCGAGGAACTGTAGTGCCTACGCTCTCGCAGTCCCACAAGTGCAGGGAAGCGGTTTACAACGAGATCTTGGCCATGATCACGGCAGTCACGTTGCCTTCGATCACATCGGCCCAGGTCTTCGACCGTCTCCTCCCCACAGACCGCGGAGTAATTGGGGTTCAGGAATCGGGCGGAACGACGCCGGCAATCTGTGTCTGTTTCCCGACCGATATTCCTCCTTCGCTCCTCGGTGGTTCGAACATCACCGAAGACATCGGTTACCCGATTGCGGTGCTGGCGATTGCAGCGGCGGAAGGGGACTTGGCACCCTCGGACAATTCCGACCTCGTGGCATACTGGACGGAGTTGATCACGCTTCACTTTCACAACAAGCGGCTTCCCGGTTTAGCCTCCGTGGAGATCGTTCAGGCCGAGCCTCTTCCAGTGGTGGCACAAGAAGACTTCGAATTGCGAGACCTTTTGGTGACGGGAACAATCCTTCGGTGCATTTCGAGAATGCAGCGGGTTTAGGGGGTGGATGATGGCCGGATCGTATGGAGTGCTGGGGAAGATTGGAATCGGTGCAGCCGACCCCGTCGACGAAATTTACGAGATACTTGACGGCAGCGACATCACCATGACCGAAGAATTGGTGACGCCAACGGGCATCACGGGGGCACTGGACCTGCCCAGCGAGCGAACGCGGCAAGGCACGCGACGAGTCCAAGGCCAGTTGATCATGACCCCGAACGCGGTGGAGTTGGACGCGTGGTTGCCGAGGATCTTGGGCGGAACCGAATCAGCCGACAGCTTCCCCCTCGCAGATACGCTTTCCGCGTGGTATGCGACGATCGAAAAAACCATGAAGGTTTTCACATATAACGGGTGCGTTGTCGCCTCGGCTCAATTTCAAGCCTCGGTCGGTCAGCCCCTCCGAATGTCGATCAATGTCCTTGGGATCGACGAGACCGTTGGGAATGCTGGCACGTTTCCTTCGCTTACGCTCAACGTCAGTTCGGGGCCGTTCCTTCTTGCCGACCTGGTGTTAAGCGTTGGCGGGACGGCTTACCCGTTCCGAGACTTCACGCTTGACGTTAACAACGCCCCCGACCCGGAACGCTTCTTCAACTCCCTCGTGCGGGCTTCGATCCCCCGAGCCGATCACCGGACCATCCAGTGGACCCTTTCCGCTCCCTACGGTGACGCGTCAGCCTTGTACGGTCTGTCTCATACCGGCGTTGCCTGCATCGCGACATTCACCAACGGGAACCGATCCCTGGTATTCAATAGCCCCAAAGTAGCATTCCCCCGGCAGACGCCTCCCTTCGCGGGGAAGGGCGAAATCATGCTTCCGCTTGTGGGCCGAGCCTACAAGAACGGATCCTCCCCATGCCTCGCCACGACCTGCGATAGCACGGGATGATTGACGGGCGGAGCGAGTCGAGCGGTGAACATTTTCCCTTTGTTTTGTCAATCGAAAGGTCCCTATGCACGGCGAAGACTTTTTCATCGACGACGGTCAAACGGTGGATTTCAAAATCCCGGCAGCCCCAGGCCTTCATCCCGAACTATCGGGTTCCTATCGTCCGGCCCTGCCCGGGGCACGTTACACGTTCGAACGAGACCCCGACACGGACGGCGATGCGTATGTAAAACGCCTCTCGGCTTTCATCCGTAAGCGGGTGGTTTCCTGGTCGGCGACGGTTCAGAAAGGCGACAAGCGTGAACCCGCTCCGATCACTGCCGAGCTGATTGCCAAGATGCCTCCGACGCTGTTCTCGAAGCTCGCCAACATCATCCTCGGCTACCTTCCCCCGACGCCCGGTGAGTTGAAGGTGAGCGTTGAGGACGACTCGGGAAACTAGCGTTCGGGGTGTGGCTTGATCGCCAGCATCCCGACCTCCCCTCGTGCAGCGACTGCCAGCGGTTTCTTTTCGATGAAAAATGGAAACCCGTCACGAGGGGCGGCGAACACTGCGAACGACCCAAGGGCTCGGTGACGCCTTGCTGGAAGTGCCCCAAGATCCCCAAGGGAGAAAAGCCCGAACCCGCGAACGCGGTGGAGATGACCGAGAAATCCAGGCAGGCCTTTCGGCATTATCTGCGGTGCCGAGCAGTGAACCGATTCCCGGTGGATGAACTGGTGGAGCACAACGCTGCCTTGATTCGTGCCGTAGAAGACCAGATTCAGAAATCAGAGGCCGACGGACGGCACGTTGAAGTTTTGAAGATGCTCGCTTTGGTGATGCGATGACGATTGAAAAACAAGTCGTGATGCGGCTGGACGTGATTCGGGGGCAGCAACGCGCCTTTGCGGATGCGGCCAACGACGCGCGGCGGCTTCGCGACAACATGCCACGGGCTCAGGACGCGGCGGGCCTTGACCTGGCAGCCAGGCGAGCGAAGGAAATGTCTCTGCTGGTCGACGGGGCCACGCAGTCCTTCCGCCGGCTTCGAAGCGAGATGGAGGCCACGAACCAGGCAGCACGAAGACTGACGGCAGAACCAGGGGCCGGCGGTCCTCTTCGGCTGGTGAACGGAGTGGGGCCAGGCGGAACGCAACGATTACTCCCAGGGCCGGGGGGAGCGACTCCGCCAATTCCTCCAGGGGCAGCGCCCCCGACTCGTCCTCCTGGAGCGGGCGGCATTGGTGATACTTTGGCTGGAGCAGGCCTGGCAGCGGCGGCGGGAGCGATTGCACAGGCGGTGGCGCGTGCAGTCTCCGAAGCTTTGCGGACCGAGGCGGACCCACAGATTGCCCAAATCCGGTCCAGGGATCGCACGGTGTCGGGGATGGCCACGAACATCGCCGATAGTTCCGTGCGAGGATTGCCAGGCGTAGGGCCGGCAGTTGGCGCGTATTGGGACGCGATGAGCTACGAGGAACCGTCCCGGATGGGGCGGAATGCGGACGCATTTATTCGCGGTGCCACGTTTGGAACGGTCAGCTTGGGCCTTCAGGGGGGAGGCTCGCGGCGTTCGCTCGAACGTTCGAACCAGGCCCTTGCGCGTGCCCAAGAAAACAGGGAGCGGATTCGGACCGAGCAGGGGATTTACGGACAGCAATACCAGGCCATGGGCCAGCTTCAGAGCCAAGGCCGAAACCAGATGTTCGGGGCTCAGGCCGACGCGGGCCTTTCGCCTATGCGAGTGAATACCCAACTGGCCCTGGCTGCCCAACAGAGGCGGGAGCAACAAGTCTTCGGGGCAATGGGAATGCCGATCGCGGGTGACCTGACCTATGGGCGTCAGGCTTTCGGCTCGGCAGCGGCGGGGCTTCAAGGCGAAATCGGAAGGCAGGGGCCGAACCCCTTCGCGGCGGACCTGGAGCGGAACCGCAGGGAGATGGAGTTCCAGCGGAACGAACTCCAGTCAGCGAGGAATCGGTACAGCGGGGCGGGGGAAACGTCCGACCGAAGCGGGCGAATCAACCGGGGCCAGCAAAGCTCCAACCGTCTGACCGTCGACGCCGGGCAGGGCGAGGCCTTGCAAGCCCAGCTACAAGCCTCTCAGCGGTTGGTCGAGTTGGAGCGCCAGCGGGGACAACTCACCCAGCAGGCAGCCCAGGCGGAGGGCGAACGCCTGAACCGAATTCGGGAGCAGGCGACGGCCGGCGCGCAAGCCTACCGAGCACAGGCCCAGGCGGAGCAGCTTCGCCAGCAGGGCATGCGGGAGCAGTTCGGATCCATGAGCGAATTGCAACGCCGACAGGTCCTCCAGGTATCGCGAGCAGTCCGAGCAGGCCAACAACTGACGCCCGAGCAGGAGCGGATTGCCCGGGAAAACGGCGGTATCTTCGAGGGGGCATTACGGCAGATCAACAACAGGCGAGCCCAACAAGGGGGCTTCGACGAGGTGTCGCAGAACGTCGGACTGGACCAACGGCAGCGTGAAGCCGAACGGCGGGCGGCCCAACTCGAAAACATCGCCGTGCAGGCGAACACGCAGGTGACAGCCACGCTCCAGGCCTCGGCGACGGCAGACGCCAACGCCATCGCCCAGCAGTTGGCCCCGTTGATCCTCCAGGCCTTGCAGGCCCAAGCGGCCCAGATCGGGCAGGCCACACAACGGCAACTTGAGGAACAGGCGACACGCCCACAAACCACGGTGGTGCAATGATCGTGAAGTATGGCAATTTCGCTCATCCGCAGGATGAAGTCTTGGTGACCATCCAGCGGACCCCCACGTATGACGAGCAAAAGAAAGCCATCGGCTACACCGAGAAATGGAACCTTGGGGGGCAACTCCTCGCGAGCAGTTCGGCAGCGATCACCACGGCGCTGAATGCCCTCGTGGCAGCGTATTCGGTGAACGGCAAAGACTTGAAGCTCCTCCACGATGACGGGACCACGCTCACAGCTCACTACATGCTTTCGGGCCAATCCCGAGGCGGAACACGCGTGGTCGAAGGCCCCTCCTACCTTGAGGGCGGCAAAGGCCAATACGCGAATCACCGCTCCTATTCAATCGCGGTGGAAGCGGACTTCCTTTCGTCGGCGGCGTCGAACCTGATCTCCTTCCACGAGGAGATTGAAATCGTAGGCAGCGGCGGGCCGATGTTTTCGCATATGCCCGTAATCGCGGGAATTTGGCCGAAGATCCAGACCACGACCCATTCAGCGGTGCGGATGGTCCAGCGAGGCCAAGCGGTCGGATTGATCACCTACCCTTACGCTTTCGTGCCCCCACCGATTTGGCCCGGGGACGTGAAGGGCTGGGAATCCAAAATCGTTAAGGGCGGGCCGGACTCGATCAACGGAAACTTCACCAATTACCGATTGGCTTGGGAATACCCGTTCGAGGCGAATACACCACGCGACGGCAACCCGAACGCATACTAGGGGGATTCGATGGCGAGGAATATTTGGAACGGCGACGCGCCGGAAATCGCCCAGGTGAACACGTTCGAATTCGCGGGGACGTGGGAAGCTACCGACTTGGTCAAGGTCGAATTCTTCATGCCTGACGGCACCACCGTGGCAGCCACCAAGACTTTTACCGCGGGTTCAACCACAATCGCGACGATCCTTTCCGGTCTGGTCACGGCTTGGGCGGCACTCGATTCGGAAGCTTATCCAGAATTCGCCGAGGTAACGCCGACAGCGGGGGCAACGACCCTGACCCTCACGGCAGCGACGGCGGGCGTCCCCTTCACTTGCAAACTGACGCCCCTGGAAACCGGCGGCGGCGGAGCAGATTCGCAGACGATCGAGGGAGGGACTTCAGCGACGGCCGGCACGGCAGCGACGGCGAACAGCGGGCCAAACGATTGGAGCGTGGCGGCGAACTGGTCCTTGGGCACGGTGCCGGCGAACAGTGACGACGTGGACCTTATCTTCGGTTCGGCGGACATCCTTTACGGATTGGCTCAGTCCTCGGTGACGCTGACGAGCCTGAACCGTTACAAGAGCTACACCGGCAAGGTAGGGCAGAAGCGAAAGACCTCCACCGAATACGTGGACTATCGCACGACCGAACTCACCATCGGTGCGACGACGGTCAACATCTACGGGGGGGCACGTTTCCGGCTCAACACGGGATCGGCTCAAACG